TAGCAGACGACATGGTTACAGGTAAGTTGTTTGGCCTAGCTAAGTGGGTGTTTGATAAGCGTGTGGTAGCTGAACCAGCCTCAGCTGATGTAGGCGATGGCCCCTACTAATGAATAGGGATAATCTACCTCAAACTAGGGCCTTCGAGATGCGTATTGTTACATCTGTGAAGGCCTTAGAGGTTGATTGTTATGGTGTGTATCACAAGTACACGGATGTCCTTAACCATAAAGACACCTCAATCACACGGTGCTATGATGCTCTGCATAAAATGCAAGGGGCTTATGACGAGATGCTTCAGAAGGAACGTGCAGCTGAGATAGCTGACGGTCTTAGGGCTAAGAGCAACATAGTTAAATTAACATAGGAGGACTGATGCAACTAACTAATAAATTCAACCTCCCTCAATCAATAGTGAACGCTGTGAGCAACGACCCTTATGACAACAAGGGTACGCTCAGTGTCACTACACTTCTCAAGGCTCCGTACCAACGGCTGCTAGAGGTGAAGCACAAGGATGAGATTGTAGAGGATGTATCCGATAGGATATACTCACTACTTGGACAGAGTGTTCATCACATTTTGGAACGTGCTGGGAGTGAGGACGACCTAGTGGAGAAGAGATTCTTCACAGAGATAGGTGGTGAGAAGGTAAGCGGACAGCTTGATCTACTCGAAGCAGACGGTACGTTGTGTGACTTCAAGGTAACATCCATATGGGCAGTGAAGGCTGCAATGCAGGATGGGAAGGATGAGTGGGAAGAGCAGTTGAATATGCTAGCCTACTTAGCACGACAGGATGGGCATGGTGTCAAATGCTTACGCATCATAGCCATCTGTAGAGACTGGAGTCCATCGGGAAAGAAGAGAGATGGCGATGCTTACCCACAGCGAGTGGAGAGTATAGAGTTTGATCTATGGGATGAGGCTAGACAATTAGCCTTCATGGAAGCTCGTGTAGCTGCCCACATCAACCCTATACCACCACCATGTACAGATAAAGAGTGCTGGACTAGGGACTCTGTATGGGCTGTACACAAGAAGGGTAGGAAGTCTGCAATGAAGTTGGAGCCTACAGAGGAAGCTGCCGTACTATGGTGTACGTCCAAGGGGCATGCTGTCGATGAAGGTGGTATATATTTAGAGGAAAGAATTGGTGAGAGAATTAGGTGTGAATCCTACTGCTCTGTAGCGCCATTCTGTTCTCACTTCACTGTTACGGTGAAGCAACCAACACTGAGGAAACTATAATGGAAGCATTTGGTATATTTCTAGCTGGTGTTATAGTTGGCATCCTTGGCATGACCATAGGGGATCGATAGTGGCAAAACGTGTCAGTAGGCACAGGAATGCCGACACACAGACAGAGGCGGGCTACTGGGGGAGCGTTAGGAGCGCCCTCCGTAGAGCTTTCAGATATTGGAAGCCTGCCACCCAAGCTAAGATGGCAGCCCGTAGACGCTACGAGGGGAGCAACAAGAGGCAACGGTGGGAGTACCAATGCGCTGAGTGTGAGCAATTCTACATGGATAAGTTTGTCCAGATAGACCACATCATCCCTGTTGGCTCACTCAAGAGTGGAGATGATCTAAAGGGGTTCCTTGAACGGCTCACCCCTGAGGATGGGTTCCAAGTGATGTGTAAAGAGTGTCACCAAGAGAAAACAAACGAAGAGAGAGGTAAGAAATAATGGCAGAGCACTTCATTATTCCGGACACGCAGTGTAAACCTGGAGTACCATTCAACCACCTTACCGCAGCAGGTAACTACGCTGTGGCAAAGAAGCCGGATGTAATTATACATCTAGGAGACCATTGGGACATGCCATCCCTCTCGTCTTATGATAAAGGTACACGAAAGGCAGAAGGTAAAACATATCAACAAGATATAGACGCTGGCATCGAAGGGATGGTAGCCTTTATGCAACCACTATGGGATTGGAATGCACTTAAAAGAAGAAACAAAGAGAAGCTTTATAAGCCGCGCTTGGTATTCCTTACAGGAAACCATGAGGAACGGATCATGCGCCATGTTAATGCTAACCCTGAACTGTTTGGAAAGTGTTCTTACGCTGACTTCCAACTTGAAGAAATGGGCTGGGAAGTATATGACTTTCTCGAAATGGTGTTCATTGATGGTGTTGGTTACAGTCATTTCTTTGCAAACCCTAACACTGGTAGGCCTTGGGGGGGTATGGCTAGGACGAGGCTGAATAACATTGGCTTCACCTTTACGATGGGGCATCAGCAAGGGCTAGAGACAGGTATGAAGCCACTGTCCAACGGTAGGGTGTTACGAGCTGCGATAGCTGGTAGCTTCTACCAACACGACGAGGAGTATAAGGGCTATCAAGGGAACAACCACTACCGAGGCTGCTTGTATAAGCATGAGGTGAGTGATGGGAACTACTGCTTGATGGAATTAAGTATGAAGTACTTATTGGAGAAGTGGCTATGACAGAGGAAGACCTTAGGATACAACGAGCTGCTGCCTCGATAGCTAAATCTATAGTGGAGAGTACGGATGTAGAAGATGTAGTAAACCACCCCTCTCACTACACCTCACACCCTTCGAATATCGAATGTATTCAGATTACAGAGCATATGGGGTTCAACCTTGGTAATGCGTTGAAGTATATCTGGAGGGCTGACCTGAAGAATGATGCTATCGAGGATATGAAGAAGGCTGTCTTTTACCTGAATCGAGAGATTAATAAGAGAGGGGGGTTATGAGTAAGACGAAGATTACATTAGAACAGTTAGACAGACTCAATGCCATCTATGAGGAATCAGAGGTAGGGGACGAGTACCGCCTAGTCATCTTCCCTAACACATATGGGATAGACACCATAGTGACTTTACAATATTACAACGAGGATAACATACAGTGACACAATACGGCCCAACGCTAGCCATCAGCGAACAGACACACGCTCAGAAGTATCGGGGAGAGGGGGAAGCTTTCCCTGAAGGGTGTGCTAGGTTCGCACACACACTAGCAGACAGTGATGAACATTTTAAATCTATCTATCAAATCCTATTGAACATGAGGTTCATGGGTGGCGGTAGGACACAAGCAGCAATAGGGAGTGTACGGCATGTTACAGCGTTTAATTGCTTTCTTTCCGGAATCGTTGAAGACTCTATGGGATCTATTATGGGAAAGGCCGCTGAGTCTGCCGAGACGATGCGCCTTGGTGGTGGCATTGGTTACGACTTCAGTCGCCTTCGTCCTCGCGGTGATCGCATCGTTTCACTTGGTAGTAAGTCTAGTGGCCCTGTAAGTTTCATGCAAATCTTCGATGCTGTATGCGCTACAATCAGTAGTGCAGGGCATAGACGGGGAGCACAGATGGGTGTGCTACGAGTAGACCATCCAGATATTGAGGAGTTCATACGTGCAAAACAAAACGATACAAACCTCACGAGATTCAATCTCTCAATTGGAGCAACTAACATGTTCATGGAAGCCGTACTCAACGATCTACCGTTCGATCTGGAGTTCGACGGACAAGTGTACGAACGTATCTCTGCAAAGAATCTATGGGACGAAATCATGCGGAGTACATGGGATTGGGCGGAACCGGGAGTCCTCTTCATCGACACCATTAATGAGTGGAACAATCTTCACTATTGTGAGACGATTGAAGCGACGAATCCTTGCGGCGAACAGCCACTACCTCCTTACGGCGCTTGCTTGCTTGGCTCTTTCAATCTGGTTAAGTACATTATCACACCAGTAGGAGGTACTACAGACTATCGGTTTGATTTCGACCAACTGAAGTTAGACATCCCCACTGTAGTGAGAGCTATGGATAACATCCATGATAAGAGTGCCTTCCCCTTGGAAGAGCAGAGACAGGAATCAATTAACAAACGCCGTATGGGACTTGGTGTGACAGGTGTAGCTAACGCTGGAGAAATCATAGGCCACCCCTATGCCTCACCTGAGTTCATGGTATGGTTTGAGAAAGTAATGGAGGTGATACGAGATGAAGTATATGATGCGAGTGTTGAACTCGCTAAGGAGAAAGGGGCTTTCCCTCTTTTTGACGCAGTTGAATACGGTAAGGGAAAGTTCATTAAGACTCTTCCACCAAGGATTCAAAGGCGTATTAAAAAGCACGGCATACGGAATAGCCACTTGCTTTCTATTGCCCCTACTGGCACTATTAGTCTCTGCGCTGACAATGTTTCTAGTGGTATCGAGCCTGTATTCGCTCACACAACTAATAGGACTATTCAAACATTTGAAGGCCCGACTAATGTTGTGGTGGAAGACTACGCGTTCAGGGAATACGGAGTAAAGGGGAAGACCTCTGATGAATGCACAGTGGAGGATCACTTGCATGTTCTAGCTACCTCTCAACAGTATGTAGACAGCTCAGTTAGTAAGACGATCAATGTCCCATCAGATATATCATGGGCTGACTTCTCGAACGTCTACATCGAAGCGTATAAGCGTGGCTGTAAGGGTGTGACTACATTCAATGCAGGAGGTAAGAGGTTCGGCATCTTGAATAAGGTTGTAGAGGATGAGGCAGAGGGTGGTGAAGCATGCTACATCGACCCGAACACTGGCCTTAAGAGCTGCGAATGATGTTATTCTTATCAACCCTAGTGGGGGTCTTCCTCCTAGGGTTTCAGAATCAGAACGTAGTGGGAGGTCACTACTGGTTAGCCGCTATAGGCTCTGCATGTATAGCCCTCACACAGTTCCTTATCTACAATGGGGCTGTGGGTGGTGATGCTTGGTCTGTATTAGAAATGGCCTTAGGCGGCTCAATAGGAATCACCAGCTCTATGTATGTTCATAGACGTTGGGTTAAGAAGGAGAAGAAGAATGGAAGATAAGGAAAAAGATGTTAAGTTTATTAGGTTGTTAGACCCTGAACCATCTGTAAGGATGCACCCTAAGTTTGTTTATAGTGGGTTCAATGTTATAGGCTTGTTTGAGAGGGAGGACGGGGAGCAGCTAACAAAAGTGTTAACCTTCACCCCTAAGAAGATGCACTATAAGAATACATCCAAGTACATGCCACATCAGGGGGAGCAAGAGAAGGCTCGAAGGGTTAGGAATGCGATATGATGTATGGGACTGGATAGGTGCTGCGATCTTTATATACTTGATGTATGAAGTGGCCTACACACTGATCTGGTACTAGGCACATCTAAGCCCTGAGAGTTTTTCAATATCAATACGGTAGATATCTACATCCTCTCTCTTAGGTATAGCAACCTGAGAGTTAGGGTTAAGGTATTTCTCCTTCAACTCTGGACTGTTCGTTACAATCCCACCTGTGGGTGTACCACACATAAAGAATATAATTGCCATCAGCTTTATCATCTGTCACTCCTCCATACGATTGCACGTTTCATAATATACATGGGGTCAGACACCTCTCCGTTCTCCCACACATTGCTGCAAAGAACAATCATCTGTTTATTATCTTCTACTAAATATCCTGCATACTCTCCGTGGTATGGCTTGGCCTTCCCTTTAATTTCATCTGGTGTAAAGTCACCAGTCTCATGCCAATGATCTGCCCACTTGACCTTGATCAGTGGGTACTTACCATTCGTCTCCGTAGTCATCCTCTACCACCTTTTGTTTCTTACGCTTCTCAATATGTCTACTTGCACCCCAAGCAGGGAATGCCCCATAGAGGAGGACTTGAAGCCCCTCAGACAGCTGTATCCCCTCAACCTCTGCGTAGGCTGCGAAGCCAAACATGCAGGCCGAGACAACAGGCCTGAAGAGACCTTTGATGATTGCCTCACCAGCGTAAGCAAGCTTC